CTGTATGATTCCCGCTATTAGGGCTCATTGGGGACTTGCACCCGGTAGCTAATAACCATGCCGAGCATACTGAAAAAAGGGTCCCGCTTGGGACCCTTACTTTTTATATTCAAATAGTAACTGACAACTTCATCAACTTTGCTCCTATTTCCTGCAAAGCATCATTTAATGTTTGAATCTCTTTTTCAGTAAAAGAAGCGGTTTTACCATGAATAATATTCCCGTTCAACCTCTGATAAAACCAAGAGGTACTTTTTCCAAAATAATCCTTAGCTAAAGAAGATACAGAAATATATGGCAAAATAGGCTCCATCTGCTGACGGATGGTAAGTGTTCTTTGTATATCCCCGGCTTCGCGATGTATTCGTTCAAAATCATGTTCGACACCTGTTGTCAAAGCCTCCAGTTCTGTCTCATTCATTGAGTCCATCAACTCCGTGAGTTCCCGGTCAATGTCCGCACGTTCCGCTTCTGAACTCTGCTTCCAAAGTTCTTTCAATTCAAAAAAACGCTTCATCTTATCCATAGTCACCTATTTTAAAAGTTTCATAAAACAAAAAAGGAAGTCCGCCCCCTTGGCCTTTGGGGGCGGATTCCTTCTACTGGAGTTGTTTACTAAGTCGCTTGATTTCTTCCTCAAGCCATTTAATTTCCTTATCCAGTACCGCTTTCATGTTTTTACTCCGAGGAGCTAGTTCATGATACTTGCGGAGATAGAAGATGAGGTCTTGCTCTAATTCTTCTATCCGAGCCTTTAGCTCATTGTCATTATTCATAAGAGCTCTTGTCTTAATGACAACACAAAGATAAGAAATTTATTATCAACGGCAAAAATTACGATAATATTTTTATTATCGTATTAATTATTTAACAATTACATAACCAAAAGCTATTAAATCTTTCAAAAAATCCTCCGGTGAATCAGCCCGGACAACTTTACCAGTCTGATCCCGATAGCGGTCTGCGAAGTTGAACATATATTCTTGGTCCGTACATTTGGAATCAAAACGGCTACCTTCACGAAGTTTGGATACAAAATCTGCAGCGCAGGTGGCGGTTATTGTTCCGCCATCCTGCAATAAGTAATTTCTATTATTCATTATCTACTAAGTTTTTTAGTTCTAAGTTTAAAGTATGTTTTTTGGTCGTTAGTCAAGAAAGGCAAGTTCTGAAGCGTTGTTCCTGTTTCAACTTTCGCCTGTTGCGCAAAGGTAATCATTCGGCCTAAAAAAAGAACCCAATTACTAATCTTTGTGAAGTTCGTTGAACCTCCGTGTTGGCGAAATTCCACCGTCCGGTGGCGGGCGTAAGCTTCAAGGTTTACTTTATGGTAGCGGTCGTTTCCAAACGCCGCCCGAAGGTTGCTCACCGTGTTAGCCTCTAGAATTCTTCTTTCCGAAATACCGCTTAAGCTTTTGCAGTAGTGGTTGTTTCTACGGCTCGTCGGCATGAAAGCATTTATTACGTTTTCTATATTTTTGTAACTCAATGCTAGGTTTTTCCAAGTGTTCATTGTGAAATCCGCTGCATCCATATGAACGTGCAGTCCGCAAGATTCGTTTACTTTTGCGTCACAAAAATCAAGTACCCAACATACTTTCTCCAGTTCTCTCAATCCGCTTTCCCCTTCAAGTATAGGGCTTACTAGTTCGAAAGTATTGCTACCGTAAAGGCTTCCGTCTGTTACCAGTTTCCAATGGTCGCTGGTAGTATGGTTGTATCCTTCAACCGCTACGTTTATCCCGGCTTCCCGCAGTTCGCGAGCAAGGCGTTCGCGAGTGCAGTTGTATGCTTCAATCTCAACCCCGAAGCGGCGGTTAAAAGTATAGTCTATTTCAGGAAAAAAAGCGGTTGCGCCAGTTGCCGGTGTAAAGGTTCCGGCTTCAAGCATCTTCTTATATACGTTTTGTACAAAACCGTAATTTCCGTTTGTTACAAGGTCTGCAACCTGGCGGCGGGTTAATCCTAAAAGAAGCAATTGTTGTATCTTGCTAGTCTTTGTTATTCTCTGATTTAAAATGTTGTTAATTTGCTCGTTCATAATGCTTTATCCTTTATTTTTGTACTTCAAAGATAACACAACAAGTCCGAATAACGTAGCAATAATCCATTTATTATCAAGGACTTAGCTTTGTTTAGCTTGAGATAAAAAAGGATTAAAAACACAGGGAATGAGCACAAAAAAGCCCCCGCCAAAACGAGGGCCCGCCTGTCTATAACAAGCAAACTTCTACAGTGCAAAGATACTATTTCTTTCGTCGTTTATACACGAACCGACCTACAGCAATGAATGCAAATACAATAATAACGCCAATCGCCCATCCTCCTAGTTCCATCTTAACTTTTTCCCAACGATTCAACTCTTTTTCAACCGGATAGGGAACTTGAACCGAATCGGTTTTCATTACTGTATCCGTTTTACTGAGGTATTGATACTTATACAGATATTTGTATTTATACTGATATACGGTATCCCCTTTTATTAACATAAAAACACTATCACATTGATATACACTATCAGTCCGGATACTATCACGTGTTTTGTACTCAGTGCGAACGGATTCAACCGGTATATATTGAGTTCGACAGGATACAAGGCACATGCTCAATATCAGCAATGTGAAAATGCAAATTATCCATCTCATGGCCGAATAACGATATTAGGTAAGAAGTTGGCAAATTCTGCTCGGACATCGAAGCATGGACACGCTTTGATAAATTCGTTTGGTTCTACCTCTCCATTTCCATTCAAATCCGGCGAAGTATCACGATGGCCTAACAACTCCTCGATAGGATACTCTTTGCAAAGTTTAGCGACTAAATTACGCAATGCCATTTTTTGCGCATCAGTTCGAGTATCGGCAGGCTTTCCACCCGCATCCAGTCCTCCAATATAACACACGCCAACCGAGTGCTTATTATAAGATGAATCACTAAATCCTTTCGTATTACAATGTGCTCCATCGACAGAGAGCGGACGGCCATTTTCGACTGTTCCATCAAGATCTATAACAAAGTTATAACCGATCTGATTAAAACCTCTTTGCCGGTGCATACGGTCTATGTCCCTGGCACGCAAATCCTGTCCGGCACGGGTAGCAGAACAATGGATAATAATTGCATCAATTTTCTTCATTTAGTTTCCTCCTCTTTTTTATTGAATAACCTGTTCTCAAGTCTATTAAAGCGATCTGTAATATACACAGATACACCAAAAACTGCACCGGCATAAAGCAAGCACTGAGCAAAAAGCCATAATACACTATCATGTATTTCTCCATTTGACATAATAAATCCTGCAACCGCTAAGGCAGAACCTAATACCAACATGCCAATCGCACTCCCATATTGGATAGCTTCTTTCGTTTCACGTTTCATTTTATCTATAATTTTAAATTAATACTCAATCACGTGCAATCAGGCGTTTTATGTCAAATAAATCTGCCCCTTGCCTTTCAAACATTAGCGTCCAACCTACTGAAGCAAATTCTTTTGCCACAAATGGCTTTATCTGACAGGATTCGGACAGTTCCTTAAGCCAGGGCGTTTCCTTCTGATCAGAAAGCATGGCCACACGTAATTGCTTCATCATATCAAGTGTTCTCTTGGACATGATCGACTCTTCTATCAAATCAGGTTCTGAAGACTTAGCGGCAATTGTAACAGCCATCTGAATTTCATCCCGGATATTATTCTTCTGATCCATTTTAGACATAATATCACCAATTTCCACAAATAAATATGTCCCGGTCAGAAGCTGATCAACACGTTGCTTAACCGATTCGAAGCTCTGTCCAAAGACAAAATGGTCCAGTCCTTTAATCCGGGATTGTACAGGCAGCTCTTTAATTTCCTTTATGAGAGATGCATATTCCGGTAATTCACTCTTCCCTTTAGCAAAAATCTCAAGAACATTATTATGCTCCGGAAACTGAGCGTAATATTTAAGAATCTCAAAAATCATATGATTTGTTTTATTAATGAAATTGGCAAACCTGTATTCTTAGCAATATCAACAAGAGGCATTTCTGTAAAACTCATACTCTGTATCGCCTCTATCAGCTTCTTACGCAAAACTGTCAGATACTTGATTATATTCATCTGCTCAATCGTTGATATATCCCCTAAACCATCACCGCTCAAGTTGTACAATGACTCAACCGCACCGGTTGTTATCGGGCTCTTCCTTTCATTCTCCCCGGCAACCAGGATTCGAAACTGAGTAGCGGAGAACAAGTAGTTGATAAACGACGAAAAATTGAATGCAATACTTTGCAAAGTTTCATCAGACAGTCTTTCAAACGACTTAGCTAAAGCGTGCGCGGATTCCGAATTATACACTCCTGGATGGTACAAGATAGCGGCAAGCAGTGGCAATGTATTCTTATCACATCCCAACAATGAACGAGCCTCTATAAATTGCAAAGCTGTAAGGGAACAAGTCAGTTGATTAAAGCTAGTATCAATAGTATATCCGGAATACAACTGCCCTTGTATAGAAACGTATGGGATTAACTGCGCACAAAAGCAACTATTCAGTACAAACTTATAATCCAGTTTTGAAAGATAACGGGCAATGGGTAAATCCAACCTTTCCGGTGGTGTTCTTTTAGCTTTAATATAATCTTCCCTAGACAACTCCTGAAGAGCAGCATCCTGATCCGGATAAGATATCCGGAAAACAAAATCGACCTGTTCACCTAACCATGCAAGATTAGACAAAGTTTCCTCATCCTTATATTGCACCAATCGACGTGGATCCCACCCCATCGCACGGCAAACGTGTTTAACCTGAAGCATTCCCGGCGAGAGTTTACCCTTTGTCACTAGATCCATATCAGTCATAATTCCTTCAAACAATCCCGGTGTCAATTCTTCCCAGGCGTTCGGAATCCCAAACTTATTTTGATGTACGCAAAACTCAATCATGGCATCAACTGTATTTTATCTTCCGGTTGATTAAAGGATGTTTCAGTCTCAATATCTGTTATTTCAGGATCAGACAATAATAAGTCTATATCTTTAATCAAACCACTAGCCTGATCCTGTAACTGCATAGATAGAGCGAGCAGTCTTTCCTGTTCATCCTTCCCGGATCTACTCGCCTTTGAATCATCAAAAAGATTCCGAATTGTAGTTGGAAACTCTAGGATGTCGAATCTGGTCAACGCAACTGATACGACCATCTTTGCAAGTGCCCGGTTAATTAGCGACAAAACAGACGGCTTTTCCTTTCCACGTTCGATATATCCGGATAGAGTTTCCTCTATGATTTCAACCTGTATCGGGATGCAGCGGAAAAAGAAAAGATACGATAAATCAATGCAGTATAGCAGGTCAAATTCCTCCGTAGTCTTTATTTGCAGTTTACCGAGCATTTTGTAATACCTGGTATCTTTCCATCCCAAATCCTCGGTTGTATTCAAAAGCGCAATGAGTGAATCCATCGCATTGTAATAATTCTCATAATATGCTCTTCGTATAGCTTCCTGCTCATACTTGTAAATGTCAATATTTGCTTTTCGCTTCCGGAGTACATCAAAAGCTGTATCACTCGCCATCGTGAGATTGGCTAATGCTGTACGAAGATGATCGTATAATTCGCCCCGCTCTTGCTCTATGATATTTTTATAGACAGGAACACTTACAATGTTCGCAATCCGCTTATATGCAGTTACCGCATGGCTATTGAACAACTGCAAACTCATATTCGCATCAATACCAGGTGCAAACTCCGCAAATCCGGAAATATCGGTAAATAAGTCTTTCAGTATCATGATTGTTGTTTATTTAATCGTTCATCAGGAGTTACTTCTTCTTGCCGGCTCGGAGTTTCGCGATAGAAGCCAAAGCGATATCCTTGCTTATATAGTTCCGGGAAGTTTATCTGAATAGCCATATTAAAGGGCTCTGAACAGATTTCGTCATCCGGTGTAAGAGACATCAAGTAAATCAGATAATTGTAATATACGTCAGCTCCGGACTTTGAGATAACGCCATCTTTTGAAACGGACGAGATAGAGGAATCGAGTCCAACTGACGAGAGGAGAACTTCGTCAGCTCGTTTATCATAGGAAATAAGAGCATCAATATACTCTTTGTATTTCAGATCTAAGACCTCAAACTTCCAACGCTCTTCCTCACCGCTTCCAGTTTTAAAACTGATAGTAGCGTAAGCCTTCCCCTGGTTGTCCGCTCCGGAAAGATATTCGCTTATACTACGAAGTTCCTGCTTGAGATATTTAAGAAAATACGACTCTTTATAGGTCGTTCCGATTTCAATCCCATTATAGGTAAGAAGAGCCTCGTTTTTCCTTTTTCGCTCTTGGTTTTCATTGCATATTTTTGTTATTTGCGCACGTTTAGATTCAACCCATGCGTTCGGGATAATTATATGAATTTTTGCGGCCAACGAGTTTTTTAAGAAGGAATTTATGTAATTAGCCGTATCATTTGACCCCTTGATATAGGCTTTTGTCCCTTCGTGAGTTTCATTTACACCGTAGAATTCACTAACCGATTTTTCACGGTGATGGGATATCGCAGCATACTTAATATTACGGATATCCTTAATCACCAGGCGTGGGTAAAATAAATATTTAGAAACGCCATAACTCCAACGCCCTACTGCGATATGACTGAAGTCTTTGTAATTGATCAACTCTGTGATAACATCTCTTTTTTGTGTAGCCAACCGGCATCGTCTGTTCTCCATCAGCTCAAGCCCGGCCACTGGACGTTGCTCCCCTATACGGTTGCCAAGCGTCATGCGCCATTTCACAAAATAGTCCCGGAAGTAATAGTAGTTCTTGATATTCCCCTTTGCTACTTCTTTGTAGTCAGACTCTAGCCCCCTGTCTTTCCAGGACTCGAGCCAGGCTGTTATCTCCGGGCAATCCACCCAATCTTTGACAAGCTTCCCGTCTTTTATGCTTTTGACGTATATAGCCGGTCCAAGGCCATAAAGCATATTAACCTGTTTGGTTATCAAGCGGGGTAATAAACGATTCTTTTTGATATCGCTTTCCACTTCCTCGCACTTCATGTTATTCGCTCCTCGCGAACATACATTGAAGCCTCCAATCGACTGCCAATTGTAGTCTGAAGGGAGAACAACATTTGAATTAACAAACCCAGGGTCCTTTAGCCCTGCTGTGGGATTCGTACCTAATTGAAAGGAAATGATATTGCTACTATCCCCATAGCAACCATAATTCCCCAAAATCTCTACACTATCACTCATAACCAGTCTATTTTATGCAATTTATATCCATCCTGAGGAAACCCCATATAGCGAATAAGTATGCGATAGCACATCTTAGGATTACCATTTCCGTCGTTAAAGAGAAAGAAGTTCTCACTATCAATGCTGAATCGCTCCTCCGGAAGCTGTGTCCGGAATGTACACCCTTCCTTCACTGCCAACTTCCCGGAAGCCTCTCCTTTCTGCCTTGAGTAAGGGAAGAAGGCAATAGTGAAGCAGCCATTCGGCAGTTTCGATATCTCCTTTGCCCATTGCAGTGCAACTATTCCTGTCATCGTCGTTTCCATGCCCGAAATTACCGTTTTCGCCCCCCTTTCAAAAGGACGTGCCCGGGCACCTGTCATATTTCCTGACAAATGCATTTTTTTGCACCTCGAACCGCTTTTTCAGCGGGGCGTGGAGAATTTCGTCCCTCGTTTTTTTCGTTTTTTGTTTTCAAAACGTCTTTTGCCTGTCAATCTGCATTTTACATATAAAAACGATGTCAAAAGTATGGTATTATACAAGATTTACAGATAACTATATTATTCTAGTATGTACATTATAGCCCTATATTTTCGGGTAAATCATCCGGTATATTTCTTAATTCACCTTGTATCCTATCACCGTATAGCCCGAAAAGTAGGTAGATAAGTGCAGAAGGAAGCTGCGTTGTAAGTCCCGCCTGATGTTTCAATGGTACTTTTACTTCAGAAGATTTATCAAGTTCAATACGCCCATCTGTTTTCTTTAAAGGCGATAAAGGAATAGCACTACAAAGGTTCGGGCATTCATTTTCATCTATCCGGCACACGGGCAACGCATTACTTCGCTCACCAAACAAGAGCAATAAAAGCTTAAATTGCTGCCAATGGTAAATCGTGGACTGTCCCTCGTTCATAAGTTCAACAGAAAAACCATAACTCTCTAGTTCTCTTTTCAATATACGAGCATCAGACGTAATTTTTTCAAGGTCCTCACGTCGTTTATTGGCCGCCCGGTCATGGTAAAGCACGATGCGTTTATTAATCGCATCAGTTCCGAAAAATTCAAAGATTTGTTTTGCCAATTCCGGCTGTTCTGCCGGATAATAGCAAGTAAATTCTTTTAGAACCCGGAGCTCATGCCCATAATCTTTCTCCTGGGCAGCAACAATACTGGAAAAGTGTCCGGGGTCGTAACCAAGAAAGACCGGTTGACGTTTGTCATAATACTTTAGATATCTGGAAGTTAACACAAAGTGTTCACGCAAATCAAGCTTTAAAATTGATTCATAGCGATAGCCATCAGCGAACTGGTGCTTGTCTTTCCGATAGTTTGCAAAGAATTTATTAACTACTTCTTTCTTGCGGATTGCACAAATAGAAGTCAAAAACTCATCAATATCAAGTGATTCAAGCTGTGTGCGAAAGAATTTAGGGCCTAGGATATCTTTGTTCGCAAAGGAAGAAGCACGGATATAATAACTCGCATTTCTACGCATATCCGCAAGGCGTGGTTTCCACGTTGCTACAACACGTTTTGCCTTCTCTGTTTCCAAACGCAGAGCTTCAATAATAACAGGGTTCTTTTCCTCTCTCATCCGGAGATTATTACGGTATATTTTATACAGGGCTGCATGCAGATACAAGGAAGCTGACGCAATCTCGTCAATAAGCTCCTGATTGACGTTGTTTTCATACTCTTCGTACCAATTATCTTCCCCTAAGTCCAAACGGGCAGTATCCGACACGCCGGTTATGCCCTGGTAATAATGTGACATACGGATAGAAGCTGAAGAACCACGTAAGGATGGAAACAAACGAGTTTTTAACTTCTCTCCTTTATTGTGTTTCATTTCCTCCACGAAGGCGTGCACTCCACTTCGACCGGCAACAGATTCAGGCTGATCTGAACTCACCATTTGCAGGTGATGGCCATCACGAAACAGAATGCTATGTTTTGGATAAGCAATCGGATATCGGGGCTTTCGGAAATGAGAAGGTATTTTTGTTTCCCCCACGATGTAATCAATACCATATTCAAGCATGGAACGCCGTCCATCACCAACCGGCTTGGAAAAATATGCCTGAATATTAGGCCACACATTAGTCATTAGGGCCACATATGTTTTATGAACCAGGAATGAAAGTTCTCCAGGCATATCGTTTGCGACACGGATGATACGTGGTCCCATTACCCCTTCAGTTTTACCCGTCGCACGACCGGCTTCTACAATGAGCACATTTGAATCGATTAGATTCGCTTTAATCTGCATCGCATTTTGATAGCATTCCTCAAACGATGCAGTCAGATCCAAAGTGCCAGCATTAGCACTAAGCGATTGCGATGATTGTGAATAAAGTTCTATACCCATATTATTCCCCCGTCTCTTCAGGTTCTATAATTTCAGCTTCTTGAATGTCCGCATCACGCAACAAACGTTTCTTGTCGGATTTTTCAATAGGGAGAGAATCAATAAGGTTGATGTAAAATCCTTCATTGTTCTTACGAGCAATCTCCTTGATTGATTTCTTCTGAAAACCGAGTTCTTCAGGAGCAAGATTCGGAGAAATAAGGAATACAATACCAAGGTCACGGTCTGCTTCGGCTATTTCCGAGGCTCTACGCCGACATTCCAAGGCAGCATTGTAACATTTCTCCTGTGTCTTGTAATCTCCCCTTACAGCGCATAATTTCGCTAAATCCTCGTATTTATCTGCATAATTAGACTCCCACACCTTGATAGATACATTATTGTCGATATTAAAGTAGTTAATAGCGGCATAAATACGGGCTTTACAGGTTCGCTCATCAATATTTATTTGTTGCGAGGCATTAATTCTCTGTCGCAGCAACTTCGCTGCTCGAGTTATATTTCTCTCATACTCAAATATCTCAGCCGCCCACTGTAGCTGCTTTAAAAACAACCGAATTTCCTCCGGGATTCCTGCACAACGTCCTGTCGTCAGGAATTCCGATATCAAGTCCGGGTGTATCTTATCAAGGTGGTCTAATTGTGTCATACTCCAAACAATTGTTTTCGTAGGTCTAATTCAACACGTTGATTCTTTCGCTCCTCCAATAAAGTCATAGCCTCTATATCACCAGCATTAGCCTTCTCCTGTAGTTTTTTATCTATATTAAATTCTCCCAATGCACGCCCACTATTGTAGGCGTCATTATATGCATCTCCCGAAAGACTAATTCTAATTATCAAAGCCATCTTTTCCCTTCGGACAAGCCCAAGCAGATTGGCAATACGTTGAGGATTATATCCTATTTCCGCATAGTTTCGTACTTCTTCCAGATACTGTTCGCCAATATCTGATATAGTATCCATTTCTGATGTAGGGAAAAGCTCCTTCTTCATATGATCTCATTTTATAAAGCAAAGATAAAGAGCGTAGCATATATGGTGAAGGACATTTCGATAGTAAAAACAATAATCCCCGGATGTACGTCCGGGGATAACTGAGACGCACATCTGAGGATGACCGAGATGTACGTCTGAGGAATAGTATTATTTAATCAAGTGGTGGCTTTTTAAATGTTAGAATTAACTTTTCTAAGAAACGCAAGTTTTGAATATGTGACAAGCGAACCTTAGGATCTTCCAAAGAGGTAGGTGCATCATCACATAACAATATATCAATCATATCCTCAAGTACTTCAACATTCCATTCCGCGCCAGTATTCTGAAAATGACGAATACTTTCTATTGATTCATCAGTCAAGATGATACCATTAATTTCTGTGTTCATGAGTGATCTCCTTTTTTTCTATAGAATCATTTATTGCAAAATTTAAAACCTCCACGAGTTCCAGCATCTCATCGCGTGAGATAGCTGAAATCGCAAAATCACCATCACAATCTACTGAAAAAATATCCACTTTCTTTCCATCAGGATAATAAGATGTCTCTTTATCTACATGAAAACGATGTTTACTCATGACCTACCTCCTTTCTGAGAGATATTGTCACATACTCACCAGGAGCAATCTCAATTGAAGTTCTATTTCCCGATTGGGATACTAGGTAGGATTCACTGTTTTCTGCAAGCAGATTAGCAAGTTTACTAAAATAGTTCTGCAACTTGCTTACCGGCACTAAAGCCGATTGGTTTTTCTTTTTCATAACTACTGTGGTTTTGACGTTAGTAGAATTCAGGGCGCATGGTAATAAACCTGTGTTTATGCGTATAGATTGCAAAGGCGGAAGATAAAGAATTTAGTATCGTTGACACCGTGTAGTTTGGCTCTGAATGCCTTTATTTTAAAGTTGATGGACTCGGCGGATGCGTTTGTAGATCGGTTATCAAAGAAGTTTATTATTTCATCGGAGTGTTCGTAAAAGGTAGCAGCGATGGTGTTGAAAGACTTAAAACCTGATTCAGCCACCTTATTATACCAACGAGCAAGATTGAGCCGGGCGGTATCGGGAGTGGATTTCTTGCTAGAAAATATTGCTCTGAGATGCTGAGATAACCAGTATGCCTCTTTAAGATCAGGATAGAGCGAGAACATCAGATCAATGCGCTGCCGTTGGGATTCAGTCCATTTATCAGGGGATTTGAACAATGCATAACGTCCACGGGCAAGTAGCTCCTTGAGAGTGTCGCCATTTGGAAGCCGTTCAGGCACATACTTCTCGCCTGATAATTTTGCTTGTTCACGCGCTTCGGTATCAGCATTTACGGCGTCCCAGCGATGCTTGATGCGTATCTTCTGCACGGCTTCCAGCGCCAGCTTCTGAACATGAAAGCGGTCAATAACGCGCTTTGCCCTGGGGAAAGCATAGCGGCATATACGGTGCATGCTGTCGGCCAGATCAAGAGTTATCTCAATCACCTTGTTGCGCAGACGACTGTTAATCTGTCTTAATGCGTGCAGTACCGTATCAGAGTCAGTTCCAAGTACTATGGCCACTATGGAATGTTTTCGCCCGTGAGCTGCTTTGTTGGTAACAATCGTATATAGTTCGCCATTACTCAATGATGTCTCATCAATACTCAGGTGTTCTCCGATGTTTTCAGGGAAGACACGCCATTGCTCGGCATGTAGTCCCTCTGCGGTGTCTTTCCATTGCCAGTAACCGCTCAGATGGCGTTTGTACTGACGCTCGAACAGGTCTCCGTCAATATCGAAGAACCACTCAAGAGAGCGGCCCGTAATCGGGTATCTGTCCAAGCATACCTTTTAAAAAAGCCGCGAACTCTTTCGAGAAGCGGGTGCCTTCAGCTACTATGTCCCAGCGTTTTGAAACGCTCTTACCTGTCTCAATCTCAACCCAACGGCGACGCTTGACGTGAAAGGTCATCTTCCGGCCTCTGACCGGGTAGTCCCGCACTGTGCTTTCCTCGTAGAACCCGTTGGGACGTAGCTGTCCGGCCTCATAGCCGTCAACTCCATTGTCACGTTCTTCCAGTGTCACATCAGGTGTTTCTTTGGTTTTTTCAACCTTGACCACTTCAAAGTATTCAACCATTTCCTCGGGCAGCAGGCACTCGGCCAGTTCTATATACGGATTCTTTTCCATTGCAGTTCTTTTTACTTCTGCAAAGGTAAAAATTTCATCTCACATACACAGGTTTATTACCATGCGCCGAATTCAGTTCTACAATCTGAAGCACAGAAACGGCTGCGCTTTCCCAAGTTCGTCAAAACCACAGTAGCATCCAACTCCAAAGAGTAAATCTACAAAAAGGGAAAGGCAGCCGCCAATATTTTAAATTTAGGCATAAAAAAAGCCCGAACAAATGTTGAGCATTAACCGAGCTCTGCGGAGTAGGAACCTCCTACTGTGGTTTTGACTCTGCAAATATGAGGATAATATTTGAATGTTCAAAAAAGAAAGTGATGTTTTTTATTTCAACTACTATTCTGATAATTCTTTATATCGCTCCCTAATCCATTCCCATGCATCAGTTGGAAGCCATCCATTATAGTCTCCTCCTTCCAATGATACTTTCATCAACAAGAGTTGTTTCTCCATTCCAATAGCCGCTCTCACTTCTTCTATAAATTGATGTGCAGCTTGTTGACTAGAAATTAATATATAAGAAGAGCGAATATAATGAAACCAGCTATACAAGGATGGCATCTCGGTTATCTTCTTATGAATTTCTACATAATCAAGATTATCATCCCTATCAAAAACTAGTATATAAGCATATTTACTCATGATTTTCCTCCTCTTCATTGTCCTCTAAAAGTATAGCAGACGCAGTTGTATTTACTACATTCACAACATTATGCATATCAACGGGCAAATAGTTCTCTTTATCACCCATTATTTCAAGAGATTTCTTCTTCAAATTATACTCTTCAGAACGTAGATAATCAGGCTTCGTCAAAGCAAAATAGATATAACCAACAAGTACTAACAGCAAGAAAGCACCAGCAAAACAAAATAAAACGATAATAACCCATGAAGATACTTCAGCAATTGCAGCTACTATTGCAAAAAGTATTATCCATAATAAATATTTCGCTGGAGCATCTATTATACTCCGCACCTTAATACGCCCTATATGGCTTGAGAGTCTCTGAAATAAGTCAGACATAGCAACAATATTAATTTATCATGTTGCAAATATATATATTAACATTATAGTACTCAAATTGTTTGAAGATTATTTATTTTATTTCTTCGAGAATTGATTTAAATAAGCCTTCCCGGTCGCGAAACCGACGAAGGTGTTCTTTATCTTGCGACCGTCTGTCTTTACGTTCCGGACGCTTTAGAAAGGATTCGTATCTACGAATATTATCGGAGCAATTCTTATACCGGCGAAGGAATTCCAGGGGATCAGACGCCCGTAAACGTTCCAATTCAGCTCTTTCAGACCGATGAACAATAAGCGGATGCTTGTACCGAAATACTCCAGTGTCGTTGTACGTTTGCAGCTCGGAGAATGCCAGTAAGTTCCGAATTCGAAGTTCAGCCATATCAACGACTGCACACCTGGTCGGTTTCTTATCCAGTAATTCATCGAGCTGCTTCATCTTTTTCCAAGTCAGCACACGATCATTATACAGTATCGTGGCTATTTGGACGTTTTCGTCTTCGAGGTCTTCCCAGTCGATTTGCGGGTACTCTTCGTGCTTTTGCTTTTTGGAACTACCTTGGTAGGTTCTTTTTTTTTCTCTTCTTCCAATGCTTGTTCAGCCTGTTCCGCACGTTCTTCAGCTTCTGCTCTTGCGTCTTGCTCCGTCTCGAGTTCTTCCTTCAGTTCCTGGTTCTCTTGCTCCAAGACTTCAGCTTGGTCCTCGGCTTGTTCCGCACGCTTTTCCTCCTCTTGCTTTTCCCGCTTACGTAGTTCCGTTTCAGCCTGTTTTTCGTAAATTTCGGCATCAATCTCAAATGGGTTCTTTTCTTCTTGCACTGAAGCTCCTCCTGTCCCTTCCTGAGCCTCCAAATCAGTTGTTGTATTTCCGTCATGAGAATCCTCTGTTTTTGAAGAACGGACAGGAGTTCCTCCTGATCCTTCTGAATTGTCAGATAACAACTGTTGAGAAACAGCAAGTGTGTTCCCGGCTTTATCACAATTTCCCGGAGCGTTCCCTCCTGATTGAATCTCTCCTCCAGTACATGCTCCACTGGTATTAAGTATGTTTTTCGCTCCATTTTCTTCTTTGGCTTTTTCACTTTCACGACGATTTAGCCGGATAGCATCCTTTGACTTTAAGTCTAACAATGTATAAAGGATATCATCCGCATAGCGTTGTGGGTTACGGGCAAACATCTTTAGTTTTGGATGTGCCGGGGCAGATGCCCGAAGTAGACGCAGATCTACTTCGGCAGCCGCCGGATTACGTAACTCATTAAAGTATTTTGTTTTCTCTTTAAATCCGTACATAATTTATGCTGTTTGAATTCGACTTCCTGAAACTTCAATAAGAGTGGCCGGATCTAAGATTCGGAATGTGATGGAAGAGCCGGCCTTTGCTGTCCAAGTAACTCCATCTTCCAAAATAAATGTGGCACCATCTGCTATTGTTGCAGCCTTATCTGTACCAGTACCAGTTAGAGTGATATGCCTGCCTTTATCATTATTCGTCAAGCCCGAAACCGACTCAAGGGCATAAGTTGCAGCAGTACCATTCGGAATCTCATAGGAGTTGCTTGTCGATTTAACAGCTAAGTCTTTAGCTCCCGCTGTATGCACTTCCGCCGGAGCCTTAACAATATCACCAACATACTTGTAATACTGAGTCACAGAGGTACGTTCAAAAGTGAAGGTTATATAACGGCCATCTTTATCATTCTTCGCTTCATAAGACTTCAAGACCATCGGTCTGTCATATTCCCCTAATATATACCATTGGTCCTCTCCGATCTCCTTAAACAATATCACAAACTTACCACCGGCATGCTCCTCTATAAAGTTTAAGAGCTGATCTCGCATGCCACCCATAATCGCGACAAACTGATTTGTTCCGCTTGTTGTAATATCACCTTTTTCCCCATTGCCGACATAAGTTGGAATGTCGTGCGCTTCAAAATACTTCATATATTCCCCCGGAGTCATCGGAAGAGTGGCGACCTCACGATTGGCGTTAGCTCTTGGAAATTTTACATCCGAATTGATTTGATGAACATCTATCAAATAAATCTTATAGGCAATATTAGAGCCATGTGTGTTCTTGTCAGAAACATCTTCAACATTACCAATGGCCATCATAGAAGCAAGAGAAGTTCCTGAGAATCCTGTCATGCAAAACATTGAATGATCAGGATCCAGGAACATACCAACAACAAAAACAATAGCAAAAAGAAGTGCAAGAGATAAAAAGAACTTTACCTGCATTTTACGTGCATATTGATTCCCTTTTTTGTAAGGGTTACTAATTTTTTTAGCTTTCATAAAACATCAATTTTGTAGTTAAGAAAAAAGGGTGGGCAGAGCTCCCACCCCTGAAAACAAACACCTATTAAAAACTGAAAACAACTATCTTACGCCAGGAAGATTTGGTTGCAAATCGGCATTGACTGTACGTACACCACCGACACAGCGTTCCAGTTCACGGAAATTTCCCTTACTGTTCAGAAGAACAAGGATATAATCCCCCACTTTTGTAGGAGTATAATTCGACGTAATATCAGCGAATTTACCTGCTTTGGCAATAGTAGACGCATTAGTCGTAGCACCACACTCAATAAGATAGCCTACTCCTGCTTTGGCATTTGTTATATCCGTGATAGCCGTCGCTTTAGTGTTTTCTACAGTAACTTGCCAAAAGCCTTCCTTTGCGTCAATGGTGGTAGCGTCAGCGGCTACATCAACGGAAGGCTTATTCATGAAAATCTGCTGCCACTCATAGTTGTTAGCAACAAGTTCTTCACGTGTCTTGAATCGGCGACCTAAGAAAGCAGCTGCTGTACCTTCTTTCCAGGTTGACCAGCATTTCACCATTTCCATGTCATCTTTCGCTTTGAAAGCCATCATCTCTCCGGGAATGTATTCCAGGAACTGAATATTACCTGGTATATCAAGGAACATTAAGCAGCTTTGTCCTAAGTAAGGCAGCCACTTAATGGCAAGAGATGTATCAGGAACAACATTCAAATAACTTCCAGGACCTGTAAAGTCAAGGTCTTTACCATATTTATCCCGACAGCCTTCCTTCCACCAAGTTTGATGCAGGCTATTAAGGTAAATAACGTGTTGATCCAAGTCCATGTCCTCTGTACATTTTTCAATGATATCAGCTACAAATTCTTTCACTGCATCCACCATCGTTTCTTTTGTATAAGAACGATAAGATTCTTCATCGTGCAGCAGAATCTTATTCTCGTGATAATAACGAATCAGTGTATAGATGATACCAGTAGAAGCATTCAAAGAATGAGAAGGGATACCCGCTTCCGGTTTTGCATAAATACCACGAATGCGGCGTTTATTTTGCTCCACTTGAGCTGTTTCCAAGGAATTAACGATGCAGTACTCAATTAAAGACCATTTTATCGGATCGGAACCCTCCTTATTGAGATAGCCGATATACATTCGTTCCAATTTCTTCATCGGTCCGAATTTCATCTTAATCATTGCGTCATCAACGTGGCCCATCTCGTTCTCGAGCTTCATGCCACCTTTCCAGACTTCTCCTTCTTGCCATCCCTGAGATACTTCATCAAAGAAGGTATTGAAAACAAGGTCATGGTCTTGGATGCCATAGCGAATCGGGAAGAACTGAGTTAACTCACGTTTCTTCAATACATGAGCAATCAATGCATCCTGACGACGAATTACATACTGGTCTCCGACTTTTGCATCGCCAACGCCCCCAAAATCTGTCGAGAACTCACCTGATGCCAATTTTACAGGATCAAGCAAATGATTTTTATTCAGGTATTCATAACGTCTTGCCAAAGATTTAGAGAAGGCAGACACCTCTTGATAAAAAGCCTGTTCTTCACCTTCTTCTATTTTGGTGGAAGAATAGTCAGGATTTTCAGCAATCTTGTTCCATCTCTTGTTCATGTTGAACATAGGCACTTCAATACCAAATAAATGACTTTCCGTTGTTCCTGGACCATTGATTCTCATTACTGTAGTAGTATTTACGGCTGATGCGGTATCTTCCGCTGTTTGATCAGACATTTGTTTTACGAGTTCTTGCAATTGCCCATTTTGTTTCACGACACTTTTTGTCAGAGACAAAAGGTCTTCAGCCGTAGCTTCCGGTTGTTTAGTGGCTTTGTCTTCTGGTTTGTTTGCATTTGCTGCATTCTCTTCAGGAGCCACAATACCAACTAACAAAGACTTCATTTCATTCATATCTTCCTGCGACAGACGTGGCTTGGAGTCAGCGTCCATGTCATCACGAAGATTGGCTTGAAATTCTTTCTGATAATGAGTGGCAATTGCCTCAATATCCTCTGAGGTTAATTGATTGGCTTCAGCTTTATCCGATAGCTTCAGAAATTGTAAAACCGTTCGGAGTTTTTCTCTTAAATCCATAATTGATTAAATGTTAAATTAGACATACTGATTTATTTTATTTCGAAGGGAAATGTTATCCAGGTATTCCCGTCCACGCGAATTTGCGTGAGCGATAGCTTCAGAAAGAGTCATTGTAGAATCAATCAGCCCTTTATCGATTGAATGTTGAGCATCAAAAGTTTCGCCCTGAAATACCGGATCATCTTCAGGCAGATTGGTTAGTTGAGGACGAGATGATTTTACCTCGTTTAAAAATTGAACGGTAAGTGGATCTAGAACTTCTTCGATATATTGTTCCGGGTGTCCAGAACGTAAGTCTTCGAATTTTTTATTCTTGAGTGGAGACAAGCTCGATTTCTCCTGAATAAGTTTGATACCTAGCTTCTCATAATAAGCAGAGAAATCATAAAAACCTATCATTGTACCAATACAGCCAATCTGATCGTTTTTCGTCAGTGCATGTATGCCATTAGCACTGTGACAAGCAATGTAATAGCCGGCAGAAGCACAATATTGCTCAACCAAAACTTCTACAGGCTTCTTTAGCGAACGCATCGTTTCAGATAACCGGTCTAAATACCAAGCTTCCCCTCCACCGGAATTTACATGAAGGAAGTGCACAGAGATTGAAGGGTTATTTTCAGCAGCAATCAAATCCCTCTCAAATTGTTTAGAAGAAAAATACCACGAAGAATTAGATGTGATTGTTCCCCAAATTCGATGATAAGCAATAGAACCTTCAGGCAGTTCTTCCGACAAAAAATCATTGGTTAAATTTACACCTTTAAGTTCTGCAGTACATTCTATTTCCTTTTTCAGCCTGGCAACCGCTTTATCTACCTGGTCTTTATAGGTTGGCGGGTCTGCAAGAAAGAAAAAGGCTCCAGGTGCCGGATTCTTTTGGTCCAAAACAGGAAAGCACTCCATCATGGCAGTAGCATAAGCTTCTGCCGTGATGAAGAGTTTAGATGTGATAAGTAAGTTACGAAGAAATGTCCTATTCATTGTAGCGCATCTTTTCAGCGAAGGTAATCCGTGAAAAGAGAGCTAAGAAGGACCGTTTACGCACGTGAAAACGGGGAGCGAAGCATTTTACAAGAGATTTTTAGAGTTGCAGTATTCAGATTTGCAGATATGGAAACCAAAGCCGGGATATCTTCCGTCCCTATAGAAATGTCATTCTCGGAAGAATCTCGAAAGTAAATAATAGCGTATCTTTCGCATTCAAACTCTTTCAATGTATCAATATCCGGTGTCTCGATTGTGATATCTTTGCTACAATCGAATAATCTACCGGAAGCAGAATCAGTATTAGTAGGAACAAAAGAGAAAGAATCAGCAAAAAAAATATACTCTTCTTTCTTCATTCTCCTGACAGGTTTCACTCTCAAAACTACAGATAACTCTTTCATAATTGGATAAATATTTGATTATCAACAAGTTCGCCATACAACGGACTTTTTTACGCTATTTTGGGACAAAAACGATAGTTCGGTCGGTTGTTTTTTACTTATATTTTAACCTCTTTTTATATTCTCTCCGGACTTTTCGTTTTCGTATATTCTCCCGCCACCGATAGAAATTTTTTAAAAGTGCATCTTCTGATATCGATTCAATACAATATGAACACATGAAATGGTTCACAACATCTAAGTTATTCAATTGATGTCCATTCAAATCATTCTCATCCATTGCAGCATGAAGTTCACGGTTAAACATTCTCCGAATCTCCTTCTCTATCATCTTTACAGAATGAGGAGAAAGGAAATTATACACATGAGGATCTTTCCCGATACGTCTTTCAGGAAGAATAAACGTTAGATTACCATTATCCACTGGAGATTGATTTCGTTGCCGTTTGGCCATCAACGTCCAAATCGTATGGTAAAGGTCTGTATTGTCCGGTATTCTAAATGCTTCTTCAGAGCCATTATTATACTTTCCACGCATATATTCAGCCAAATACGGCTCAACATTAATACTTGTCGTAATCATATACTTTCCTTTCAAACAGTGTTTTTATAATACTTTTCATCATTTTTGCTTCCAACCGTCCAACCGTCCAACAATCCCCCCTTTGATAATCTTATCTAATTAATTATCAAACAACTAAGATTTAATACGGACAATAATAGCCCGTTGGATGGTGTCCTACATAACCAACATAAGGCTTTAAAGTGGTATTTTGTTGGACAACCCCTAATTTTGTTTTGTTGTAATGTAGAAGAAGGTAAATCCAACACGTCCAACAACGTCCTACAAAACAACGGTGTGTTGGATATATATATACTATTTAAAATTAATATATACTACTATACTACAGGCTATTATATTTTAAAAAGTTTATGCATGTTGGACTGTTGGACTGTTGGACGCTATGTTTTGAAAATTATCTTTTCAAAATTGCATTCTCTTTGTTTGGTCTTTCATTAATTATAGGGGGTCCGGGGGATTGGCTACGATTACCAGGAAAGATAGAACCGACTACATATCGAAAATGTCCGATTTATTATAAAGAGAATACTCCTCTACCGACAGGGTTAGCAGAGGAGTATAAGTTGAATAGTGCAACGAATTAGAATGGCAGAGGCTGCTTGGTTTCATCAGTTGTTCCAAGGGATGATTCATTCACAGAACGTTGCAAGTCGATATCGTATAATTCACGGAATATGTCGTAATTCAAAGCAATACAACTCGAATTTGTGAATCTTTTCTCCACCTTGCGAACCATAGTATTATCAACGGTGACTGTACCATCACTACTGCTGCCCTCTTCATATCCTCCTCGAGGAACTTCAGCTACTTCATACCAATTAAAGCGCCGGGCGTGAACAAAGCCAATGTAACTGGAATGTGATCGAAGATTCTGCTCGATGGTGGACTGTGTCGAATCGTCCTTATTATAAGAACTGCGGGCGAATTGCGTATAGATGGCACTCAAGCGCAAAAACAAGATTTTGGTACCTGCAGGAAAGGCAATCTCTTTTTTATCTCCACCGGGCATCTTTATCGTTATCTTGTCCAGAGTATCAATAACAAAATCTCTATTTTCTAAAATTGCTTTCGTATCTATCATTACGTCCATAGCCTTAAAGAAGGTAGCAAGCTTATCCGTTTTGCTAATAAGCTCAACCTGGGATTTGATTTTTGCAAAAGCGATTTTAAAAAATTCTTTGTAAGTAAATGGTAGTTTCATCGTTGTATATTTTTCGATTAAATTACATGTTGCAAGAAAAAGGGAAGCAGTTTTCATCAGACGATCAATCTCACCGGCATTAAGCAGTTCCGTCTTTAGCTCATCATAGGCTTGCTGTTTAAGCGTTCGAAAATGCTCCATTACCAGGGGGCGAAGTTTCAATATCTCAAAAAGTACATTAGAGAGTCCTATCTTATCCGGATTCTCTATATCTTTGAGTTGATTGAATAAATCTACTTCCTCTTTCGTGCGATTTTTAGGCTTTGGGACCTCACAAACTATAATACGGGACATTAGTGCATTATCATCACGCTGTGGCGTATCCTGCCCGCAAATGATAACCGGTGCGAAGATTTTCTCAATCTCAATATCTTTTCCTTGATTAGCCTTTCTTTTTTGTCGTCCTTCTCCATCGTAGACCGCTTGCTTTAAATACTGGAACATTTCATCTTTGATGTCCTTATTATTGTATTCATCAAGTACTGCAGGAACATCTCTGAAAGAAGACAAGAGGGAGGACAAAGCCGGTAGTGTTCCTGTATTCAAGTTAAAAATCGAGTTCTTTGGAGAAATGAACATTGACCGGATAGATATCGCAATCTGCGTTTTTCCTGAGGACATAGGCCCCATAAAGAAGGGTGCAGTGAATAAACGGTCAATGCAATGTATATTGCTTCTGAAGGCGCACATAATCGTGAACAGAATCGCCCATTTTCCATTGTCATTTATCTTATAGACCTGATCCATTAAAGAAGCCCACTTCTCGAAGGTACATTGTTTCTCGGCAGGAATATCCCGATAGACCAATTGTGAAACCAACTCATATTTTTCAGATTGCCGACCAGAACCGGCATAAATAGTAGAAAATGCCGGCAGATAATAATTCTTCTTATTGTGAGTAACAACTCCAAGTTCATTTACTGGTTCAAAACGTGGTTGGCCATCAACGAGATGAAATATACCATTCGAGAATGCGAAAAACATATTATCCTCACGCCGCAAAGCCCCATCCTGTTGCTGGTTTCCATAAGTCATCACCTCTGAGCATGTTATAAAGTGCCGGGACATATATTCACGAATCTTAGTCCAGTGCTTTTCTTCTCCGGACGTGAAGTTTACAGCCTCCAGTTGAATCAGTTCTTCTTCAATAGTTGCCTTTTTCAAAAGTGCCCTGGAAGGAACTTCAATATAAAGAGGATTTTTGTAATATCTCCGATTTATCTTGAGTACTCGTTTATTGGCCTCCTTGTCATCTGAATAAATATGAAGTAAAGGAGTCATGAAGAAATCGGCTACCTGTTGATGCCCGCCTTTCTCTTGCCGGAACATATAGCATACAGGTTCCCCGTCTTTATTCAGCTTTGGATAGAACCCGCATTGACGATACATTTCATTGTATTCCGGATTGTCATCCACATATCCTGGTAGTTCGTTCGGATCGTAATCCTCGTCGTCGTCATCTGTACGTTGAGCATTGATGGCCATGCGGGACTTTCTCTTAGCCAAATAGGGCTTTAATATTTCATTAAAGTCGGTTTTACTAAGCGAAAGATTATCATAGAAATATTTAGCATTAACCACTCGAACCGAGTCTTCAGCATAACTGATCAAATCAGCGCAACGTTCAATGAAGGGGGTTTTTTCTCCAAAATAAGGAGCCAGGAACAAACCATGCAGATATACATAGTATTTTATGAAGGTATAAGTTTTATCCGCACGCTGCACATCCCGATCATAACCTTCCTCATCTTCTATAACTTCCTGTTCTTGGTCCTTTGCGGCAACAGTCACTGTTATATTCGTCAGACCGGCACGATAAAGCATTGTTAATGCTGAAAGATAATCCGATTCATCCCCATCCCTATTCATGGAAATCCCCTGGCTATCCGTTGTAAAAAAGGCACATTCCCGACGTATTGCTTGAACATCTGTCGCAGATGGAACTCCATGCAAGAGAATAACAGGAGTGTCCCCATATAATTTCAGGAACAAATCAAAATTCGGTGTAAGTACACATGGCTCACCTTCGCGACGTACTTCCTGTATTTGTTCAAGACCATAGACACCTGGTTTCATTCCTTCAATTCTAGGAGCATCCTTCACGTTCCGGACAACATCACGTATCTTACGTTCTATAATTTCTGTCGTAATCTCAAACTTAGCGGATATCTTTCTCACATAGTTCAGCCGCAAGGTTTCTGAAGAAATACAGCTTATTAAATTACAAATCGTATTCAATGCCTGTTCCTTCGATTCCGGGTTATCAAAGTCTTTTGCAAAAATATCTGCAAAGTAACTGGCAAAATCGGTTCTCCGGTTCATTAGCCATTTCGCAGTATTTTCTTTTTCTTCAGTAGCTATATTGTCCGGGTCCTTTCCATCGGGAAGGCGAACGCACTGCACGGTTATCCCCGCCTTTAGAAGCAACTCGCAATTCCTTAGTGAAGCTTTTAGGCCAGCATCGTCCGAATCATACACAAGGGTTATATTAGAGGTAAACCTGGATATTAGCTTGACTTGCTCTGGAGTGAGTGAAGTCCCTGAACCGGCAATCGTATTTTCGACACCTACTGCATGCATAGATAGAACATCGAATTGTCCTTCCACCAAATACACGTTGTTCATACGCCCTATTGCCCCTCTTGCCTGTAAAAGCCCAAAGATTTGGGATCCTTTTTTGAAGACTGGAGTATCACCGGTATTATGATATTTACCCGCTTTCTCCTTAGGAACTATATAGCGTCCGGAAAAGCCAGTTATATTACCATGCAAGTCAAAGAAAGGAAATATTATCCGGTCACGGAAGTTGTCATAAACCCTTCCAGTTTCAGATTCTTTTAAAACATCTACCTTTGTCAATACAACTTTAGAATAACCCGCCTTTAGCATTTCTTGAGTTGCCAAATTCCCTTCAGGAGCATATCCGAGCGCAAAGTCTTTAATAACCTTATCCGTCAACCGAAATCCACGTTTGAAGAGGTATTCCTGCGCTTCAGGAAGATGTTTTTGAAAGAAAACGACCGTTCCCTTCAATGCAACCCGCATCGCCTCGAGCTCCCTCGCTTTTTGCATTTCAGCATCAGTTAGCTCTCGATGTTCTATTTCAATGCCGGCTTTCCTTGCACACCATTCTGCAGCTTCGGCGAATGACATATTCTCATGCTCCTGAAGGAATTGAATAACATCCCCTTTATGATCACAAACGAAACATTTATAAGTTTGCCTACTCGGGCTGACAAACATTGAAGGGTGACTGTCACTGTGAAAGGGACAAACGCCAACGAAGTTTGAACCACTTCTTCTCAGGGTGACGAATTCTGAAATAACATCGACAATATTCAATGCTGATTTAATTCGTTCTATTTCCTCTTTACCTATCATAATTATTCTTCATTAAACATACATAATTGCCTGGCCTCGAACGCTTCCTGGAGTGTAAGTCCAAAATATTCGGATAGTGCAATATATTCTTGTTGCGTAACCTGTTTACGGCCATAATAGATATCCCAAAACCGCATTTGATTAATGTTCACCTCGCGATAAAATTCCCTCGTTGGAGAAAAATTCTCCGGATGCCGGAACTTAAGACGTAACATCTCCTGTACTAGATTACGCTTTACCGTTTGGCCGACAACTATCTTTTTGCGATGCATAAATAACTGAACTGCCAATGGTGACCGGCCAACATGCTTGGCCATCTCTTCCAATGTCTTTTTACCTGCGTTTTCCCGCACATAATTTTCCTCTTCTTGCAGCCATTTCCCGTTGTTCATACGATTTTTTCCTCCATACTTGGGTAAAATTTTCATTAAACTCATATTCCGGATGTCTGTATATATAAAGACAGCAGAATTTTATAAATAATTCCTGATCATCTGACGATATGTCCGATACATCATAATACCTGTTGATTCCTAATTTGTCAAGTGCTGTATTCACACGAGCTTCAAATTTGAAGAATTCTTCCGGACCTAGAAGAGACAAATATTGATATATCCAAATCCAATTAACAATCTTGTATTTCTCCAGGCTTTCTTCCATATTTATTGCATTTTTCTTTCAGTATCTTTCTGCTTATTAAACTCTATGATTGTGAGTAAAGGCAAGTCAAAGCGACGCTGACGAACATTAGACTGCAAAGAGAAACATCGGCCAACAGCATCCCATCTAAACTTTTTTTCTTCAATAACCGTCTGCCGACTTCCGGAGCTGGTCACTTTCTTTGGGATCTTGACTCTCCCTTCTATCTTTCGAACCGACTGAGAATTATTCTCCTGCATCACTTTGTCAATGATATACCCACATGAGGTCATGGCCAGTTCAAAAACATCTTTTGTGTACATTTTTATACAGTTATGGTTGATAAATTAACTCGTTCAACAAACTGTCTCTCTGCTGAATCGCTTGCCTCAGATACGATATATGTTTGCTTTGAGTGAAACATATAAAGCTTAAACCAACGAATAAACAGATGGCTATTATACCGATTAAATCTCTTATTCTAATTTCAATCATTTCTGTTCTTGTTTTATGTGGATTTTATCGGCTAATTCTGCTATTTCCATATCCCAACGCAGTTTTTTTATCATTTGATAAGCAACTCTATCAGTTAGCCAAAGGAGTATATTCATTTTTATTTTATCTCTTATTAATCAATTACCATCTAAATTAATTAAGTCCATTTTATTTACAGCCTTTAAGACTCGAAGAATATCTTCTTGAAAGTCTCGTACCTGTTGATTACGAATAGTCTTTCTCATTTCTATTACAGAAAGTTCCTGTAATCTTATCAAAGTCGGAATATCATTTACCAACCGGATCATTATTTCCTTTTTCTTCATTTCTAAATTATTATACGCTAAGTTTATTTTCCCTACGAGTATTCCATTCTTTCTCTACATTGGATATGGCTTCCATTATCTTACCCAAAAGCCGAGCTGGAATTTCATCGCAGCAAGGGTCTATAAAAGATACACACCCATTTCCATCTATTTTATACCGTATCAAAAGTTGCTTACGATCATCTGCTTTTTTCTTTCCACTCATAATTATTCTATTAATTAAATTTCTCTTCTATATCTTGATAATCTATGCAGCTTATAGGAATACATAAATCAGGTTCTTCTAATATTATGTCTGGTCCATAACATTCTATCTTTTTAGCGCAATTAATACATAGATATTCTTCATTTTTCATAATATTCCTTTTTTTATTGTCATTCGCTAAATTTCGGTATTGGCATCCAGTGAGTAATACACCCCATAGATGAATCTGGTAAGAATATTCGATGCTCGGATTCCCAGTGCCCACTTCCATAATATACCCCAACAAAATATCCTTTATGGAGATCTTTCCATTCTACAGTGAAAAATACACTTGTCTCTACCTCTGGTAACCGTTCCTTTACATTTATCCAAGGAGATTGCTTTTTCTGCCACTCAACACCAGACGCAAAAACTTTACGCATATATGTTTCAACCACATATGGCTGATTGATGCGATTTGCTAATTGAGCTACCAATGATTTAAAATTCATATCTTATTTGTTTTATGTTGCTCACCTTATAAATTAGGTGAGCAAAAAGTTTATTGTTTTC